TAAATAAATAGTTTGACAAATAAAATTAACAGTAGTAAAGTATATTAACTTTTAAGAAGAAAGGAGAAATACCATGAGTAAATCAACAGAATTAGCACTTGCAGTTCAGCAAGTAGAATCACAAGATAAATTACAAGCAGAAATGCACCAAGACTATTTGGAGATGGAACAGTTGAAGAAACTTTCTTATCAACAAGAGGTTCTTGACCAAATATTTGGGAGAAACAGATGAGTAAATTTCAAGAGTTAAGAAAGATAGATGTATCTAAACATACAGAAAGGAAAGGTAAGTTCACCTATCTATCATGGGCATGGGCAGTAGATACATTACTGCAACATGATGAGTCAGCAACATGGGAATACAGAGAGCCATATATATTACCTGATGGCAGTATGATGGTGTTCTGCACAGTTCAAGCCTTTGGTAAGAGCATGACTGCACAGTTACCTGTATTAGATTTTAAGAATCAAGCGATTAAGAATCCTAATACAATGCAATTAAATACGGCTATGCAAAGATGTTTAGCAAAAGCCATTGCCCTTTTTGGAATTTCGCTTCACTTGTATTATGGAGAAGACCTACCCCCACATGATGTTTTAGAGCATATAGAGAACATTCATAAAGAGCAAGGTATTAACAAGGCAAGACAATACTTCAACGGACTTAATGAAGCTGATAGGCAGTTATGCTCTCCATTTATTAAAAAGTTACAGGAGAGTCAGTAATGGAGCAACGAACTGATGAATGGTTTAAGGCTCGTCTAGGTAAGGTCACTGCTAGTAAGATACATGACATTATGATTAAGACTAAAGTAGGAGAGTCTACTTATAAAACAAAGTATCGTATGCAGTTAGTGACTGAAAGACTAACAGGTAAGGTTGTGCCTATGTTTATGAATAACGCTATGGCTCATGGAGTAGAGTATGAAGATGAAGCCAAGACTTGTTATGCTAATCATAGGAAGTTGCTAGTAGGAACAGATGTAAGAGATGTCGGCATGATAGACCATCCTAGCATAGATATGTGTGGTGCTAGTCCTGATGGGTTAGTAGGGGATGATGGATTAATAGAAATTAAATGCCCACAACCTATGACACATACCACAACATTAGAAACAGGAGATATACATAAAAGATACATACACCAAATGCAATGGCAGATGGCTTGCACAGGCAAACAATGGTGTGACTTTGTGTCTTATCACCCTGACTTTCCTGATGATTTAAAATTATTCATCAAGAGAGTTCCAAGAGATAATGAGCTGATAGCTCGTTTGGAAGAAGAAGTAAGCACATTCGTGCAAGAAGTAGATTATAAAATTAAAACCATAAAGGAGAATCAACATGGCTGAACAGTATGACAACACAAACAGGTTTGCATTATTTAAAAATAATAAAACCAAAGATTCACAACCTGACTACACAGGAACAATTACTTTAGAAGGTGGTAAAGAGATGTCCTTGAGTGCATGGGTAAGAGAATCTAAATCAGGTAACACTTACATGAGTGGGCAAATGCAAGAACCATATGTGCCTGATAATAGTAACGCACCTAAAGAAACAGTAGCACCTAAAAGTTTTGACGAAATAGCTTCAGATGTTCCTTTCTAGCATGAAATATTTATTGCTAGGAATGATGTTTAACTTACCTGTTCTAGCAGATAGTGTGTGGGAGAGTGATGGTTCATTAACTATTATTGAATCATCAGAACCTACTTATATATTTATTGATAGTTCAGGAGATGTTCAAGTAGAAACACAAGTCTCAAGTGATGAGCCAACATTTGTTTATGGCAGTGATGAATTAACAGTTTGTCAGCCAACAGGACAAGGCTCTATATGTTATTAACTAGGGGAGTGAGATAGGGGAGGAGACTCCCCTTATCTTTATTTATTCATGACATACATTGTTACTTCAAAGCCAAATCTCATTTCAGTAGCTGATGGTTTTGTCCACATAATTAAGTTCCTTGTTGGTTAATCAAGCCTTGATTTTAGTTGAAAGGTAATAATAAATATATAGAACAATGTATGATTTTATACTAATGATTATAAGGAGTAGAGATGAGTGATACGATAAACCCTGACCATTATAAGAAAGGGGGTATAGAAACAATAGAGTATATGGAAGCCAAGATGAGCAAGGAAGAATTTTATGGCTACATAAAAGGTAATGCTCTCAAGTATATTAGCAGAGAGGGTTTAAAATCAGATAAATTAACTGACAAGATAGATGACTGTAAGAAAGCAATATGGTATCTTGAACAAATGATTAAAGTTCATCAAACAGAACTAAAACTTTTAGAAGTTAAAGCCAAGCAAGATGAATGGATTGATGACGAATTGCATGACGAAGACTAATAAACAAGAAGTATTTTTATATGGCGATAAATTTGTTTGCCATAAATGTGGTCGTGATGCTATGTTCATGGATAGTGATAAGAAATGGTATTGTTCGTTTAATTGGTATGACATAAAAGAAAATCATGGCATTTGTAAAACCGATAAAAACAAATAATCCTATTTGTCATGTTTGTAAAAAACCAGCCAAGATAAATTCTGATGGCAAGTGGTGGTGTAAAATTAGTGTGGAGATAGGAGAGTTTAATTCTAAAGGTTTTTGTAAGGAGAAGAAATGAATATCAGTTGTCCTAAATGCAAAGATGTAGAAATGATATGGGGAAATGATTGGGACAATGATGATGATATGGATAGTAAATATTTAATATGGAGTCAGTATAGTTGTCCAAAGTGTAAAACGATAGTTAATGTATATTGGAGTGAGGAAGATGGCGAAGGGAAAAGAAGCACTAAAAAAGAATAAAGATGAATGGAAAGAACATCAGTTTATATATGATGGATATAAATTTACAATGACTTACAATAAAAAAGATTTTAATATTAGGCACGAATTAACAGGAAAGGTAATAACAAAAGGAGAGCTATAATGGTTGAATACGCATTTGTTTTACTTGTAAGCAACACAGCTTTAGATGAAAAATATATAGGTCATTTTAAATCCTGCGAAGTTGCACAGGTTCATTATTTTCTTTTTGAAAATAAAAACTACAATGGCTTTAGATGTTTAACTAAAGAGTATGCTCCAATACCAGAAGGCACACCAATTAGAAATATAGACATGAGTAATGGGTCTTTTAGATACCAAGTTACTAAACCATATTGTAAATTTAAGGGGAATTGTGATGGGTAAAGGTAGTGGAAAAAGAAAGCAAGATATTACTGATGAAGAATTAGAAGAAAATTGGAACAGAATATTTAAAGGCAATGTTGTCAGAGAGGAGGATAAAAAAGATGGCGATAAGCCCAACGCAAAGGACTCTGAAGAAGCTACGGGATAGTGGTGATTACCCTTTAGTCGCTATCGTAGAGAGATGGAACGCATTTGCCAAGATACGACAAGACTTGTTTGGCATAATAGATTTACTAGCAATAGATATTAAAGGCAACACAGTAGGAATCCAAGTTACTAGCTACAGTAACATTAGTGCAAGGGTAAAGAAGATGGAGGATAGTGATGCTATTCACCATTTAAGAGAAGCAAATTGGGTGCTACTTGTTCAAGGGTGGCATAAGAAGAATAACAAATGGGTTTGTAGAGAGGTAGATATATCATGAGTAGATACACAAAAGAAAAGTATGATGAGTTTGGCACAAGGGCAAAAGAGTTTATAGAAAAAAATCCTGATGCTAGTAGAAGTAGAATTTCGGCTTATGCAGGTGTTTATGCAGGAACATTAGATAGAATACAAGAAGAATACGGCTTTTCAATGCCAAAACCTATGACACCACAACAGAAAAGAAAAGCAAGTAACTGGGGAACAATACTGGGTGGATTAAGCAAGAAATGAGGATAGCTCGGCTCATGAACATACTAGAAGATTGGGCAAGGTGGATGAAGCAAGATAGCCATAGGTTAGGTTACCCTAACAAGACATCTTATTTCTCTACGGGTGGAGAGTCTACTTCTGAAGTGTTTGAGTATATGGTATCTGAA